CTTTTCTCTGGCGTATCAACTCCCGCGACTCTAACTCTCTCTTTCTTGTAGAGATCGAAACCAAGATCAATTGTAACATCAATAGTATCACCATCAAGAACACGATTGATCTCCGTCACTCGGAAGTTGTAGCAGCTCTTCCTGCTCGGTGGTGTCATTGCTCCCATCTTCTAACTCTGCAAATGCTTGTCTTAATATGTATATAACATAACCTAACGCCAACCCTACAGCAATGATCACCAAGATAATTACTGACCATACGGGATCGCCTGGTATATCTAGAGGACGTAATACTAAATTCATTTTTTAACTGGCCAAGTAAGTTCCATTCCTATCGTGAGTAATAACACAAAAGAGAATACAAATATACTACTCATCATTTGTGCTCCTTGGCAAATGGTGCCCAATGTTGCCAACCATATTTGTGAACCAGATGCATACCAATAATAGGTACAACAATTAATGCAAGACTTAATGAACCAAGTCCAAAAGGATTATTGAGTGTGACAGCAGCAAAGTGTGCTGCCTTATGTGCTAGGTGAATCATAGGTATCCTCCCCAGATTTTCCAAAGATCTCTAAAGTAAAAATCAACTGAAGTTAAAGTTCCTGTGGGAATAGATTCTTCTTCAGTGTTAGCCCATTTCTTACAAAATTTAAAAATTTTATTATTGCCACTAACATGACTCACCCCATACATTCTAGAAAATGCACTCATAGCAAAATCATAACGTGATTTAATGTGCGGTTCCATTTCCACTATAGTCATCACTTTCGTAGTAGAAATTCTCGCCCCTATAAAGTCCAAAAGTTATAGTAAGGAGAACAAATGGAATTGATATCCAAAATAAAACGTGCCCTAACATATGGTATTACCCGGTGATAGTGATTGAAAAATTTTAGAGCAAGTATTAATAGCATAAGTTGCTCCATATGTACCAGAGAAGATATAAGATATACCCAACTTAGAGCAGTACTTCTCCAGTTCCTGACATTTTGTTATGTCAGTATTACTATGATCAATAATGATATCACCCTCCTCAAGTAATGGTAGTAACTCATCAAGTGTGTCCTCTACCTTTACTTCTGGAAGTGTAATCTGAAAGATACCAGGAACTCTTCCGGCACTAGTGTAAGTAAGGCCATCAGACTTAACTGCTTGGACAAGATACTCTAGTGAGGTCACACATCCACTAATATATCCTGCTTCATATTGCCCACAGGCACTCTCATAGTTAGTGCTACTGTAACCCCAAACTTCAATTCCTTTTTCAATCATACGGCGGGACATACCTTCACCAGTACGACCTAACCCAATCATTCCTACTTTCATTTTAAGCCTTAATAAAGTTCTTCCTCTGCTTCTGTTTTGACAACGCAATCAGAAGTTGGATATGAAACACATAATAGTGCAAATCCTGCCTCAATCTGATCATCATCCAAGAATGATTGGTCACTTTGATCTACAGTACCACTCAAAATTTTGCCTGCACAAGAAGAACATGCGCCTGCACGACATGAATAAGGAGCATCAATACCTGCTTCCTCTGCTGCATCTAGTATGTACGAATCGCTTTCACACTCAAAGGTGCTCTCTGTCCCATCAGGGAATTTAAACGTGATGTTATGTGTCATGGTTTAGTTTACGTGAATAATTCCGGTCATACCTGCTCCCTGATGAGGACCACAGAAAAAGTTATAATCTCCAGCATCAGCAAACAAAATGTCTTGTGATTCGCCAGGATTAAACATTAGTGATTCTCTTGAGAGATCAGCACGACCTTCAACAATAATGTTGTGAGGAGGTAACATATCATTTACAAAATGTACAGTTTCACCTGCGTCAATTGTAACATCAGATGGATCAAAAATCAAGTTCCCACCTGAACCCATCGTAATATCAACTGCATATGCGGTCTTTGGTAAGAAAAATACCATAGCAGATATGACAAGAATAATTACGCCGCTAATAAACTTCATATGAGTATTTGCAACTACACTATCTATCAGTTATACCGTCTTTATACTTATGATTTGTCTGGACTTACTGACTTATTAAATTTAACAATCACTAATCATAGAATTAACAGTAGACCCTGCTTCAGAACCAATGTTTTGCCCTAAAAGTAATGCCCATCCAGATACCAACCAACCAACATAAGGAATACTAGCAACTGCTGGAACAACTACTCCAGCACTAATTGCGGTTCCTGCCATTGCACCTTGTGACCGTGCTCCAGCGTCCGCCACGATACACTCTATGTCTTTCGCAGACTTTCCCTCAGTATCAGTTGCACCTCCCATATTGCGGGTGCCTTCTCTAGTGAATTGATCACGGCGATACTCATTTCTACGTTCAGTACCACCACCAAACAATCCTCTTCTCTCTTTATCAAGATTCAATGATCTTTCTGACTCTAAAACTTTAGGGTCATCTGCATGATACTCAATACTATAACCATCTTTCCCTGCTTCTATTCTATAAGAAGAATATGGACCATGAGGAATGTTAATCGTAGGAACTTCAACAACCCTTTCAGGTTGTTGACGAACGACATACCCCAGTAATCCAACATGAGCAATTGCTACAACACTACCAACGCTAATTGCGGCCCATTTGAGAGAAGGTTTCATGGTTACATCTTGTACGTATCGTTTGCTTTTTCAACCTTTAATGTAACAGGTGCTTGCTCTATGCGAAGAGTCTGATGTGGTGCAGTTTGTGCTGCTGCCTGAATCAAACGTTCCATATCTGCTTTACTAATGCCACCACCACTACTAGATTCTCCTGCTTTCTTTGCTGCCTGAACACCAAAAGTCGCGAGCACCCCAGTAAAGACACTCGCGATAAAAGTTGGATCTAGTTTTTGCTCTGGGATTCCAAGAGCAGGGGGGAGTTTGATATATGCCAGTGTAAGTATTCCACCGCTCCAAACAAGAATACCAAGGCGGACAAAAGTAGACAGAATTGCAAGTTGTTCTTCCTTATCATCTGCTGCTTCTTTTATCTTTCCAAGAATACCTTTCTTTTTTGGTTTCTTGTCTTCTTCAGTAGACTTTACTTCTTCAGGCATGAGTTACCAGGAAAGGCAACTTTATTTATCAAGATAGTTGTTTTCTACTAACCATTCACGAGTCTTAGGAGTGGGTTCATAATCAGACCACATACTACCACGAGCACAAGACTCAAGTGCTGCTTGAGTCATACCTTCAGTTTTACCTGCCCAGAATGCTTCTTTCTCCCAAGGAATTGCTCCAGGTTGAGATTCATATGTCTTACTAGCAATTTCTTGCCAAATCTCAGGAACATCATCCTCATTATGAATGATAGCAATCATGTTATTCTCAATTGTTCCTGCCATACAATCTTGTGCAGCGTGCCATCCTTCATGACGCATCACACTCATAAGAACATGGGGACGTTTCATAAACGTTTTGTTCAAGAAAAAATTGTTGCCTACAGTATGATATACACCACGATGCCCCACTGGAAAATATTTCTCATCTGCTAAAAACACATTAACTCCGACCTGATCGAGAGCAGCGAGCATTCCATGGAACTCATCAACAATGACACTATAATCACTACTGGAATGATAGTTAGCAATATCATTAATATTGAATACTTGTTTGACATCTTCAGTACACTCTCTGAGTAGCATGCAACCCATTGAATGATTAGTATAGTAGTCATCCTTTCCAATAGGATCTGCCATTACAGGAGCAGCAAGACATGCTGCCATCAGGGTCATAATAATTTTTTTCATATCAGAAAGGAAGAGCGGGTCCAGTAGTAGAGGGGAGTGGCAAAGCAGCACCAGTAGTAGAAGGAAGTTCTGGCATTGCAGAGTCCATCATTCCAGGAAGTTGTCCAGAAATTGCTTCTGCTGCTGCACCAGCAACTTGATTCTTTACATTCTCAATAATAGAATCTTTATTGAGATATAGTACAGTACCGCCTCCGACGATACCGGCAGTTCCTACGAATGATAGGACTGCTAAAACATTAATTACTTTTTGCATAATATGCCTCGTAGTATTTGGTAATGCCATTACAATTTACATTACCTTGGGATACCCAGTCATGGGTACATTCGTATATAGACTGGTTAGTATACTTTGATTTTCTTGTGTTATCAAGTTCAGTGCCATACCTACTTAACAAAATGAAAAGAGCTTGTTCTCTAAGTTTGAGTTTCTCTTTACTATATCTCCAATCATCAACCATGAATGTTCTCCGATCCTCCTTGGAAGTTTTCTGATCCACCAACTGGGTCTAACTGTGTTGTAGTTTTTCCACACTTGGTCGCCATATCATACATCACTTCATGGATGTTGTCAGGTTCTTTGGGGTCTTGCCATTCAGGACGCAACCACCATCCGTCATGGGGATCTTCGTTGATGTGTTCATACTCCAGTTGTTTTTCTGATTTCACAGGTTCTCCAAACCAAGGATCATTTTTTAAAACTTTCGGTGCAGGAACACCTACGAAAGAACCATAACCTTGAGTAAGGTGTCCTGGTCCACATTCAAACAAAGGTACTTCTAGTTCATCAATAGTACATTTAATTTCTTTATTCTCAGTAATACCAAGAATATTTTTCAGAGTTTTAGTAAGAGTGCCGATCATACCAATACGAATTTGTTAGTGTAGTTATAAGCATAGAGTTCACGGTTTCCTTTAATACCCCAACCCAACCAATAATAAGCAGGTTTCATGTAATAAGATACAGTTTGTCCACCACCTTCAAACTGTGGAAGGACACGTTGGAAGATAGGTTCATTAATCATCCAACGAACTTGACAATCTAATTCACTTGGATTGCAATCATACTTCACTGCAAAGTTTCCAAGTCCTCTATAACGATTGATAGAAGTCCACTGAATCAATCCATAACCACCTCTCAAACAGTTCTCATAAGTAACACGAGCACCCCCTTCACAGATGTTGGCGATGAACTTAGATTCCTGTTTGATGTTACCCATGATCGTTGCCAAGGCATTTCGATCTGTGATTCTTGTTTTGTCTTGTAGTTGTTCAAGGACATACTTTTCTTCTGGTGAGCATTCAGGACACTGCCAGGAGGGTTCGTGTGGAACTACAGGAGTAATGACAACATCTTCTTTAATTGGTTCTGCTGTAAGAGTAGTAGTAGAGGATCCAGCATTTGATGCACAGGATGCACCAAGAGATCCTAGTACAAATAAGGCAGCTAAACGACGGAACATTAAAAAAAGGAGCGTATTGCCCCTTCATTATAGTTTATTCAATTTGGTTTGTCAAGGGGTGGGAAAAGATGCATAAACTGGTTGCATCAATCCACCACCTGGTCCGTCGTTGTCATCATCAACATCAATATCAGATAAGACTGCATTAATAAC